CAGTAATGGGCGCCTGCCTCCGTACTTGAGTGGATTGACACCCACTCATGGAGGCTGCATGATCACGAAAGGAGGTAAATATGCGGAACGTTACGAATTTCACGGAAACTGTGACAAGCTATCAAGGCCCATTGGGTACTGATAGTTATGCCATTGTGTCCACGATCAAAGCGACGCACCGTATAGGTACTTCCGCACGTGATGATGCTATAGCTACGTTGCCAAATGACAACGGGGCCTACTTCTTACCGACCGCTTATCGCGGCTGGTATTACGGATCTACGTCCTGGCCCGCAGACTACCTAGGTGAAACCGCGAGCGGTTCATTTAGGCGTTACTGGGGGCGCTACACGTGGAGCCAATACACGAACGCTGCGGCAAACGTCTCAACCATTTACGGTTGTGATGCGAGCAACAGACCTGCTGTTCCAACGGCAGTTATTTCTCGTGTGGAAGCTTCTCTGAACCAGCAGATGTTGGCGCAGAACTGGAACATAGGCACAATGTTAGGGGAACTCCCCGAAACCATTGGGTTTATCCTAGACTGCCTCAAAGATCTCATCGCGATAGCCGCCGTTGTTAAAGGGCGGTTTAGCAGAAATGCTATCTTTCGGTTCAGACCAAGACGTAAGAAGCGTATCAACAGGTACGGCCCACGGCAACTCGAAGGACCGAATAGCGGCGCAAGAGGCGACGTATTCGACCTGAAGAGAAACCGTGACGGCTCTTGGGGTTACACCCCCAAGCGCGACCGTCTCCGTAGATATCGAGAGGCCTACTTGAACATACGGAACGCCAAGGGAGCTGCTTCAGCTTACCTAGCTTTCGTATATGCCGTTCAACCTCTCCTTTCGGACATTTACAGTGCGGCGCAGACCCTCGAGGAAGGTGTAAACCAACTTCGGAATAAGCGTTTCACTGTGAAAGCCGACGCTTCCGAGCCAATACCACCTCCGTTTCCCCGAGTAGGGGTTTCGGTGGCTGGTTCGCAGGACTTCACAGGCGAGTGGGGTTGCAAAGGGGAAATCGCTGTTAAAGTGAAATCTCCAACGCTAGCCACCTTGGATAGTTTGGGGTTACTTGACCCTCTATCCGTCGCATGGGAATTAGTTCCCTTGTCGTTTGTGGTCGACTGGTTCATACCCGTAGGAGCATTCATCAGGTCCTTAGGAGGACACTGGGGTTTGATCCTATCACACGGATATCGGACCGACTACGCGAAATGGAGTGCTGACATTGAATTTGTCACCGCCTTGAAACTCAAGGCAGGCACTCCTGGACGCATCACCGGTAGGGCCCTATCTTTCGATAGGAAACTCTACTTAACATGGCCAATGCCGGTCCCCTATATCACAGGGATCGACAGTCTTCTTGAGGATTATGAGAAAGCTATCTCACTCCTCGCGATTGGCTTCCAACGGGTGTTCAAGTAATTGCTCACTCTTCAACCTAAGGAGCCTGGCGATGCCGGCTTTTGCTTCCTTCGCGGTCAACGATCGCGCAGCAACCCCCGTGGCGCATACCTTCGCGCCACGGACCAAGGAACCGGTCCCCACGTGGTGTGAGGCCGGGTCCATGCCCGCAGGGGAACGTAAGTTCACCCTGTTTTCTCGGAAATCCGGCGAGAAATACCGGATTACGCTCCGTCTCTCGAATCCCACGGTCGTGACCGAGGTGATCAACGGGGTCTCCGTGCCGAAGGTGGCCCGCACTCAATATGCGGAAACCACTTTCACCTTCACTAGTGACTCGACGCTCCAGGAGCGGAAAGACACTGTGGGGATGCACATGAACGCACTTGGGGCGTCTGTTGCCCAGATTGATTCGACGCTGACTGCGCTCGAAGCCATCTGGTAACCTCGCCCTAAAACCTTCAACCCACTTCATCAGCCTAAAAGGATGATAAAATGACTGACTTCCGTTTCTCACCATCGAAACATAATGGTGACAGCTGGAACACGAAGGTGCGTTCATTCAAGGAAGACTTGGCTCTTTTCCTTGCAGACCGCATCAAGTACGCACTTCGTGATGAAGAACAACACGATGTGATACAGCAGTGCCTGCTAGGAAACCTCCTTATCCTTGACTTCTTCTTCCGCTCCGCGGTTGAAGAGGATAAGGACGGATGGATCACTGTGTATGATCACCACGAGGACTGGTATGAAACCCAGCTCTTTGTGGTACGTGATTTCTACAGTGATGGCATCAACGGGGAAGTGATCCTATCTCTAGTGTCATTTGCCCTGTTCCAAGTCGATCAAGCCATGCGCATTGGTCGCCCCTGGGTGTGTGTGAACATACCTGGTGGCGTCAATGTGTATTTTCCTCAGCTCTTTTAGAAAGGAGCCAACGATGAGGCTTTTCCTTGCCATGTGCATGGTTCTCACTCTGGCGGCATGCCAGAGCTCACCCGATTCAGTGCAGACTCAGTTTCGTGCTGAACTGCCTGTTGAAGGTGTGCTGACCTTTGGTCAGTGATGCACGAACGTTCGACGCTTTTAACAGTCGTCGGCGTGTACGTCCTAATGGCCATCTACGGAATTAACCGTGATGATATCGACTTCTTCATTCGTGAAGTTGCCGCTGCCCTCTTTGGAACGTACTGAGACCTCCTTAACCGGCCCCTTGCATGGGGCCGGCATATCACCTCGCAATCCGAAGGAAACGAGATGTCACACGACAAAAAGAGATTCGACCCGTTAAGGCCGGACGTCTCTTTGCCCAAACGAGTGAAGGACGCGATCATACCGGACCTTTTCAAAGCTCTCGACGAGAGTCAGAAAACGTACGGGAAAGATTTCGCCACTGGGTACCTTATCGAAGAGCTTCTTACGAAGTTCATCGGTGAGGATACTGACCCAGCACTCGTTCGTCGTCAGCGCGCGATTGAGAAATTTCGCGCTGTGGAGCGTCATAACGCACGTGTCAACGTACACCTGTTTACTATGGCGTACGCTGACGAGCATGATCTCGGCTGGACGACGACCGGTAGACTATTCCGGCGCGTTCAACGTCATGTGCGTTACATTTGTGGACCCCTTGATGTGAACGAGGTTTTCAAGACCTTCTCTCACACTAATGGGGCATCCACACGTGTACGGCGGAGTTCTTCTTCCGCCGTGCACAAGCTCTTGGGCGAAGCTCACATATCACTCTCAGCGTTACCACACTGGCTCCGTATAGTATGCGACCCTGTCAGGGAGCATATCAACGGAAGGCAGACTGTGACACTGAGGGAGAGCAGTGGGCTCTTCACGGTACCAAAGAAGTCAGATATTGACCGCGTGGCTTGTAAAGAGCCGGAACTCAATATGCTGATGCAAAGGGCATGCGGCAGACACTTAAGACAGCGTCTGTTGGTTAAAACCGGCATTAACCTGAGAGATCAAACGATCAATCAGGAGAAAGCCCGCAATGCCTATAGGGACGGTTTTGCAACCGTTGACCTATCATCAGCCAGTGATACCGTTACGCACTCCCTTGTGCAATTGATGTTGCCTTGGGAATGGTACTCACTGCTAGACGATCTCCGCGTGAAAACCACACTCATTGACAAAAAGGAGCACACTCTTGAGCTCTTTTCGACGATGGGTAATGGGTTCACTTTCGAACTTGAGAGCATTCTATTCTACGCGATCACTCGCGCGGTTTGTGAACTCTCAGGCTTTGATTGGAGGTCGATCTCCGTTTATGGTGATGACATCATAGCGCCTTCCGGCGTTACACCCAGACTGATGCGAACCCTTGAGTTCTTCGGCTTCAAACCGAACCTCAAGAAGACGCACTACACTGGGACTTTCCGCGAATCTTGCGGGAAGCACTATGAACGTGGCTTCGACGTGACGCCATTTTATATCTGGCGTCCAATTGAGATTCTGCCCGACCTGATCCGGCTTTTAAACCGGGTCATGGAGTGGGACGGACGCGGGTGGGGTTTTATGGCCACACCCGAGCTCGCCTCATTCCATTGGAAGTACTCCAAACATGTCCCCCGAAGGTATTGGGGGGGCATGGATCCGGAGGATTGTAGCGCTTTGGTCACCGGCGATCGCCCTCGCATGCGTTTAGTACCGCGTGTTAAGGAAGTCGACGTTGATCCAGAGGCTGCTATGATCCACTGGCTTATGTCTAAGGAAGTTAATGACGAGAGCGAGTCTATGCTCTCTGATCCTTGGACATGGAAGTACGACGGGACAGATATCTCCCTCAACGGCCAAAAGGTCGTTGTTGATCCCAATGAGGTGCTCGGATTTAAAGCGATTCGAGCCCGCAAAGGGTGGTACACTTCGTGGAGGCCGTGGATGATATTCCCCGGTCCCGAACGGAAGTAGGTCTTTCTCG